CTTCATCAGTGTCTTCTAAAAAGCCACCGTCTGCCATAAATCTATATGCTATTCTATTTAAATCTAGTGCTCCAATACCTTGTTGTGGTGTCATTGGACTCATCATAGAAGCTGTTGTCATCATTGGATTAAATCTCATAGCTGATCTTATACCTGCCTCATCTCCTCTTTCAGGAGTGTCATCATCTTCTTCTGCCATAAAATCTAATTTAGCTCGTTCATAAACATCTGGATTTCTAATTCCTCTAGGACCTAATTTATCAAAAAGATTTTTTGCTAATCTAACACTTATGGGTGTAAGACTGCTTAATGAAAAACCACCTCTATCTGTCTTACCAGTAGGACCTCTAGTTTTACCTTTTGAGCCCATAAAATCACTTCTATCATCACTAGCCGGTCCTTGACCACTAGCTGGTCCTTCTCCCGGATCTCCTGCTGGTCCTGCATCTGCAGTTCCTGGTGCACCTGCTGCTGCAGCAGCATCACCACGATATCCTTGTCTAGTACCACCAAATCCCGGTTTGACTAGCATACCACCGTCTTGTAACATCTGTTTTGCTTGTTGTGATCTTGTTATGGCCATCTATCTATCTTATTTTGTTTCTCCAAATAAATCAAGGCTAGGCATTATCACTCTGACATCTTTTCTTATCTCAGATTCAGGTATGCCTTTTGCTTTCCATTCAGCATCATCTTTATATTTTTCGCCTGTCTTCATATTGGTTATTGTTGTTATTACTTCTTTTGGTTCTATTACTGGTAGATCTTTCATTATGTTGTTACCTCTCGCGGCTGTATTTCTAATATGGAAGCTATGACGTGCAGCTCGTTCGCGTCAGAAGCTTGTACTTTTAATGCTTCACCTTCTTCCATTATAAGAGGTTGAGACAAAAGTTCTGTTGTAGTAATCGTTGCTATAGTTTTTGTTTTAAACAAGCTAAATATGTTACCACTAGCATCTACTAAAGTAACATCTATATTGCAGCCAGATCCTGCATCATTAGAAACTAATATAGATTTAACAACAGCTGTTTTAAAACTAGGCACTGTATACAGTGTAGTTAGATCTGTTGTAGTTAAATCTGCTTTTTTATTTATAAAACTATTTGCCATTAATTTAAAAAGAAGTTTTCTGCTTCTACTTCATCCTTTAATTCTTGTTGAAACGTAGTATTTAATTTTTCTACAATAGCATCAAGATCTCTTACCTGTGCTTCCGCTGTAGATAGATCATATTGTGCACTAGGCCTTGTTAATACTTGTACTATTTTAGCCATTATCTACGTCCATCTGGTTGTATGTCTAATCTAAATGTGCCTAGTTTCCAACTTTGACTAGCTCCTGTGTTTGCTATCTTTAATGCAATCGCTCTAGCTCTTGCACGTGTATCTACTTTTTGTGTAGATGATGTTACAGTAAATGGTCCAAGTGCAGAACTAGACTGTGAGTCATTTGGAAAGTTTCTTAATTGTAATGTAACTTGTGTGTTACCTGTTTGAGATATAAAGTCTGGTATAAATCTTCTAATTTTCATTATAAACTCTCCATCTCCTCTAAGATCAGCAGCTCCTGTTGTTTGACCTAGTGCCGTTGTTCTTTGACTTATGTCAAAGTCTCCGGAAGATATGTTAGCTGTGATTGCAGTTGTTGCACCACCTTGAACTTGATCTGTGCCTGTTTCGTGTTCATAGTATATTGTAGAACCTTCAGTGTTTCCTACAACATCAAAAGATGTATCAACTGAAGCACTATACTCTAAAGCATGTGGCTTTCCAAACACCGCAGAATCTTCCCACATTGTTCTAGCTAATGTTCCATTTGTCCAAACTGGTCTTTGTGGTGAGGAGTCAAAATAATTGTATGCAACCATTCTGTTTACAACAGAAGATGAGGAAGTTGGATAGAACCACATGATCTCACCAAAAAGATTATTTAATCCAGCAGATACCATTTGGTTACCAGATTCTAAATTTATATCATCGTATACAAAATCTTCTACTAAACATGGTAGTGATTCTAGTTTACCAGCATATCTAAAGAAACCATTCTCTGACATCCAGTACGCAGAACCATCAACTTCTACACATGCATTCTGTCCAACGAGTCCACAGTTAGTTCCAACTTGTGCAAACGCAAACGTAAATGGTTGACCAACAAAACGTTGTGTAAATAATGCTGTATCAGTCCAAACATAAATTGCATCTCTACCTCTAATGGCCCCTCTAATCTGTGATCCATCAGCAAGTCTCTGTGTACCAGCTGTATTGGTTGCTGTTGGCACATACGTATTAATATCTTCTTGATCAGAAAATCTTATAAACATATCGTCTTGTGTTGACGTATCTCCAATGGTTGTTTCTGTTCCAAAGAAAACTAAGTGACGATCTGGTGTCGATACAACCATATGTCTTGATGCAGTTGGTGCACCAGTTATAATAGCTGCTCTAGTATTTTCTGCACCTGTTGCTGCAGAGTCCCAAGAAAAAACAGCACTATCATGAATTAAACAAATCGCTTTGTCACCAAAATTATCTAGTGACCACATACCAGGTTCTAATACTAAGTCCCCTGATGCAGCTTCACCCCATGCCACAAAGTTAGTTGTGCTAGTTACAGTTGCTCCACCACTGTGTGCAGCTTTTGTTGTACCTCTAACTTCTCTAGTTACACCCGTAAGTTCGTTACCAGATATGCCAGTGTAAGATATTTCTTCGTTATCTATTTTTATAAAGTTTGTACCACTATCTGGAAATTGTGATACGTCACCTAATATAATTCCTGTGGTAACAGTATCATTAATACCGTTTGTTAATGTTGTTGTAGGTTCCCCTGCAACTTCTCCACCCCAAGATCCTAACGACCAACCAAAACCTTTTGCTTGCACAGCTGGTCCAACAGGATAATAATGTTGCACTCTAATACCACCAGATGTTGTAGCACCTGATCCTGATTCGTTTGATGGCATTGTAATTGTAATGGTTGTGCTTGATGGCACACTAGTTACCATAAATTTTTTATCATTAAAATCTGCTGCTGCAAAATCAGAATTAGTTATAGATGAAAAATTATCTAATAATACTATATCGTTTTCATTAATACTATGAGAGCCACTAAAAGTTATTGTAACAACTGCTGATCCGTTGGTCGTGGTAAATGCACTTGTAAGCGTTGTTGTAGATTTAATAGGATGTATGTCATAGAACACACCACCTGAGTACGCATATAAAATTCTGTTTGTTCCAATGATTGCATACTTTCTAGCTTTGCTATTTACGAAATGATGAAGACCTCTACCTGCACCAGTTAGTTTATCATCACCAAGTTGTTTCCAACCACCTATCTTTTCAGGTGTGCCATATCTAAATCTAACATTATCACAGTCTATCCACTGTGATTCTGCTCCAGTAGCTGTAACTTGTTTATTGATTCCAGGTGCAAAACCTATTTTTTGTAGCATATGACTCCATTATAATACTATTTTACAAATGAAGGTAGACCTAGCATTGGTCTTCCATCAAACTTGTTTTTTTCAGCAAATGGGCCATTTACATGATTATAATGCAGAAATACTTGGCCGCAAATGTTTCCGTCAAAAGGCTCTCGCCAATGTTCGAGTTCACAACCACTATATACTAGCATATCTCCTACTTCAAGCAAGACTTTAGTTCCTTTGGGTGCATTAGGCTTGTGTATGTTTTTATACTCGTCTATGACGCTGTCAGCCCCCGTACCGTCGATAAATATAGGCCAGGGATCTCCACCGAGGTTTAATGTGGTGGATATCTCACAGGAAGGTCTGTCTTTGTGTCTTTTTAATTCATCACCTTTTTTATATATTCTAGAGTATGAGTATGTAGGTATTAACTGTAGCCCTGTTTCTTTAGCCATTACAGGTAGCATTTTAACTAATAGAGTTTCCATAACAGGATCTGCATAATGAGAATAAGTGTTAGGTATTTGTGTGTCTCCCCATGTTCCAAACATACCTGAGTCAGCTATAATATTATTATCATACATAAACTTAGCTGCATCACGTTTAAGTAAGAAATAATTAAATACGAAGTTTGCTAACTCGTATGATACTGCACCTTTAATTACTTGATATTTATTGAAAGCCATGTTGTATAAAATTAAAACTTACTGATATTCTTATATCATTTGATTGATTGGGTTCAACACAATGCCAAAGATAAAATGGAAACATTATAATTCTACCCTCTCTAGGTTCTAGATGCACCTCTCTCCATAATTCTTTTGGTGGTTTACCTTTTTTTCTTGTTGGCATATTTAATTGCACACCTGGTCTAGGATCATTACAAACTAAATTACCAGATTGTTTTAAAGCTTTTATATAATACACTCCACTAAATAAACTATTAGGATGTATATGTGGGGCATTGTATCCTCCTGGTGGATTTATATTAGCCCACATATTACCTAATACAGGTTCTCTATCTAACCACTCTTCTTTCCATATGTCATTCATCATTATAAATAGTTCTTTTACTAAAGGTTCAAACACAGGCATTTTATGCATTTCCGTTGTTGAGTGCCAACCATTACGATTTGTTTTTTTAACACCAGGGTCTCGTTTAGACCATTCAACAATTTCATTTGCAAAAAGTTGATTATCTAACTTTACATCTTTACCATATATAGTTGTTGGAAAAAATTGTTCCTTAATCATCTAAATGGTTTACCTCCAAACCAAACAACAAGAGATTGTCTAAGACCACGTTTAACTGGTTGCACTCTATGGTTTATAAAAGATGCAAAACAAATTGCATGACCTTGTTTAAGTTCTCCAAATTTACCTGGTGCACCTAACTCTAAATGTCCACCTTCAAACTCTGAAGGATCATTTAATAATAGTGTCATGGATATTTTTCTAACAGGTGGTTCATGTTGCATATGTGTATCACAATCCATGTGCCAATCATAAAAACCTCCTTCAGGATACTCTGTAAATTGTGCATTTTCTGTAATCCTAATATCACCAAATCCAAAATGATTTTCATTTGCTTTTTGTATAAATTTATAAAGGTCTTCATACATGTGACTCATTTCTTTAAAAGGTATCCAAGATATTGTTGTAACTCTTTTACTTGTGTCTGTGCCACCACCAGGTTTACCCATACCAACTTGTGCTTTTTGTGGTGGTTGACGTCTACCACATTCTATAATTTGTCTACATTGATCTGGCGTAAATAGTGGTGTTGTTGTTTGTATTATCCAACTTTTCCATTTAGGCTCTGTTATAATTTTATTTTCGTACATTAAATAACTCCTCTATTTTTAATTGGGTCATATTCCACATCCATATTTGCCGCAAGAGTTCTTCTCCATCCAGGACCATTAAATGGATATACACAATGTCTCATGTCATATGGAAAAATAAAAAAATCTCTTTCTTTAATATCTGGTTGGTAATCTACATTTGCAAACATACCACTAGAAGAACCTAATATTTGTAATTTACCATTTTGTGGAGCTTGACTAGCAGAGTATTCCACACCAAAACTTTTTGGTAGTTTTAAAATCATAACACTTGATAAACCTGTAAATAGTGATCCTTGATGGACGTGCACGGGGTTATATTCATGTTCAAACATTTGATTCACCCATACAGAGTTAAAATGCATATTATAATCACTTATTTTGTTCCATTCTAAATAATGTTTAAATTTTTCAAAAAACCATACTAATATATTTTTAGGTAAGTGATTATGTTTAGTCATTTTATCACTGTCTTTACCATTATAGAATAAACTGTGTTCTTTTTCTATTTTACCTACAAGTTGTTTATTTGCAGGTTTTAGTTGAGAATATTTATTTTCATATATTGAATTTATGATGTAATAAATTTCTAAAGGCACTTGATATTTTAAAACTGATTGTCCTAAAAATATATACTTAAAATTTGATGTGTTCATATTTTTGTCTAATTCTTTCTGGTATTTTATTTAAATAAATATTATTTTCTTTTTTTATTTCTGTTCTAATAGTGTGCATATTCTTTCCAACAACTGTATCGTCATAACCTATACCATTTATATTTATTTGTTTCAAGTCTTTGAAAGTGTGATTAAAATAAGGTTCACCTATAAAATTATATATTCTTTTAATTTCTTGTTCTGGTTGTGTAACTAAATCATCGTATTTTATATAAAGACACATCTCAGGATAATTGTAAGAATTTTTTATTGCTTCTAAATCTTTAGCAATAGCACCATTTTTATTCATGATCATACTTAATTTTTCATCATCATTTTTACAATTATATTTATTAGGAAAAGCGTCAGGATTTTCTGTATACCATTTCATATAACTTGCTAACACGTCGATTAAATTTCTAAGTATTACGATACATTTAAAAGGTCTTTTAAAATGTTTTTGCATTAATTCTAAGTTACCTGTTGTCATTACAGGACCACGATCAATAATTATACGTTGTGGCCAATGTTTATAATAAATATCAAACACTGAATCCAATACATTATCTAAAGATTTATGGTCTGGATAATTTTTAAATACATCTGTTTTTTTTAAAAAAAATAACTCTTTCATTATTTCTAATGTAATAGAATTAGCTGTGCACACTATTTCTGAATTTTGATTCATAATAGATGCAAACAAGGTATTTCCTGACCTTGGCATCGCTATTAAAAAAAATAATTTTTTATTTGTCTTTTGCTCCGAGGTCACTGGTTAATTGTTCTTTCTTGTTGTAAATCATTTCTCCTGATTTTTTAACTCTTTCTATGGTATTTAATTGACCTAACACATTAAACACTTCTGGTTGTGATGAACCTGATGTTAATGTCTGTGCTTTGTTTTTCATAATTTGATGATAAGAATCTAATTGATGCCTGTTAACATCTTGTGTATCAAACGTGCCATCATCAAACTCTTTTTTTAATGTAGACCAAAGTTTAATTTCTCTCATTCTATCTTTTGCAACAAGTTGCATATTAGCAAGACCATATCTCTCTTCATCTAAATCTATTTGATATTTTGTTAATTTATAGTCGTCTTGTTCTGTCTCAATTTTTTTCTCTAACCATTTAATTTTTGCTTCTTTACGTCTACAATCAAAAGACAAACTCATTAAATTTTCTAAGAATACATTTTGTTCTCTAACACACTGCCAATACTTTGCAGCTTTTGTTGGATACTTCATGTCTTGAAGAACAGACATTCTCATTTCTGTTTCTGTTCTAAATACTTGTTTCTTGGTCCATGTGTCACGAAGCTCGGCTGTCATTTCTTTAAACGCCTTCACGTCATTTGGGTCCAATAAATTATTTAAGCTCGGTGCTTCTTTTTCTATAAGTGCATGTATATTTCTTTTTTCTGTCATAATAATCCTTTCGTAGATGACTATATACTTTATTAACTAGTTGTCAATGTTTTAGATGGTATTGTTGATGTTTCTCCAGTAAATTCTTCTACGTTTGTAGTTGTGCCACTAGGTGGTCCTCCTGCAACCATTAAGGCAGCTGTAGCCGTTCCATTACCAGTAGTAAATGCTCTTCCAGTTGCAATTGATGGTCTAGTAGACCATGTTGTTCCGTCATATCCTTCAGTATTAGTTTGAGTGGGTGCTCCACCAAAAACCAATCCTGAATCCTTGTTTTCTCCTGAGGCCCCAGATGCAGCTCCACGTGAAGTATTTAAACTGCCACCCGTTGTCCAATTTGTTCCGTCATATTCATAAGTTGCAGTGCTTGTTGGACTAGGTGATCCACCTGCAATAAATGCTGATGTTTGAGTTCCATCACCTGCACCGGAATATTTTCCAGCAGGCATAGTATTTCCTGCTGTCCAACCAGATCCATCATATTCTTCTGTTAAATTCCAAGCATCCCCACCTGATGGGTTTTCTCCACCCATTCTTAAAGCAGCAGTTTGAGTACCACACCCCCGTATACCATATGAACCACTATTTAAATTGTATGGACTATTAGACCAAGAGCTTCCATTCCAGCTTTGCATATTAGCGTTATAGGTTCCAGGAGGTTGTATTCCTCCAAATTCTAATCCAGCCGATTGTGTTCCTGCAACACCTCCTAATCTTGCTGCTACATTTAAATTAGGTGTAGCTGTCCAACTAGTTCCATCATAACTAAGTGAATCATTTTTTGTTCCAGGAGGTGCGTACCCTCCACAGTTAATAGCTGCTGTCTGTGTTCCAAACGACATGTTTTGTCTCATTGTGATAGGTAGTGTTCCACCACTCGCCCATGCTGCAGCGGTGATTGTATTAATTGATTTGTTGTATTCTTCTGAAATTGATAAACCTGCAACAGGAGGAGAACCTCCTCCAGTTATCGCTGCAGATCCTGTACCTGAACTAGATCCTCTATTTCTAGCTGTTCCTAAAGTTGCTGGTGATGTAGACCAAGAGGATCCATCCCAAGTAAAAGCAGTTGTAACTGCTGATGGATTACCTCCACCATAAGAAACTGCAGATGATGTATCTCCACTACCCATGTTTGATGAAACTGCTGTTGGTAATGCAGACAAAGCAGTAAATGATGTTCCATCATATGATTCTGTATTTGTTGTATTTGGACTACTAGTTGTATCAAATCCTCCAAAAAATAATGCTGCTGTCTGAGGTCCACCTGATGCACCTATCCATCTTCCTTTATTCATGGTTCCGCCTGATGTCCAGTTAGTGCCATCATATTCGAAAGAAGTAGATTGTGCTGTAAAAGGATAATTACCTGTAGCTCCTCCTGCTACAATTCCTGCAGTTAAAGTTCCTGCTCCCATAGCTCCATACCTACCTGCTGGAATATCAGTTGCATTTGTCCAACTTGAACCATCATATTCTTCAACATCTGATCGACCATCTGGTGAACCACTAGGTCTATTACCACCAGCCATGACTGCTGCTGTTTGTGTTCCAAAACCTGCACCTGCAAATCTGGCATCATTTAAATTACCACTTTCTGACCAACCACTACCATTATATTCTTCTGTCTCATTTTTAAATGATTCAGGTGGATGAGTTCTACCTCCAAAAGCTATTCCTGCGGTTTGTGTACCAACACTTCCTACTTGTAAATAATCTCTAGCAGTGTTTAAAGCACTTACACTTGTAAAAGATTCAAGAGCAACAACAGATTTTAAAACACCTGTAGATGAGTCGTACCAAACCTGTCCCTCGTAACTAGAAGTTAACGTAGGGTCAGAATCAAATACTTTTATTCTTTTACCGTATAAATCTTCGTAAGTTGCCATTTAGAAAATCCTTATGGCAATACTACATCAGCTGGTCTTGGTCTATTTGGATCAGCTTTGTCTTCATCAGACTGAGCATCCCAAGCTGCTTGTGCCGCTTGTACTTCAGCGTCAATCAAAGCTTGTGCTTCTGCTTTTGTCTTTTCACGAGCACCCTTTTCAGCTAACCACATAGCGCCATCTACGTTGTTACCAACCATCCAGACGTTTGCAGGATAACCTCTAAGGAAGAATTTTCTTCTGTCTTCTGCAGTAAAAAATCCTTTGCCAGTGTTTTCAGCTACTCCATATATAAAGTGTGCCATAGTCTTCCTCCTTTTAAAGTTTGTATATCATATTTTAACTTTGAGTCAAAGTCTCAATATTTAAAGATGTTGATTCAGGCGTAAACTCTTCTGTTGAATTAAGTTCTGTGCTTGTATATCCACCAGCACCAAATATTCCAGCAGGAACAGATGTTCCAGGTGTTCCAGCTATGGATCTTCTGGCCGTTGATAAACTAGGTGCCGTGGCAAAAATAGTTCCATTATATGCTTCAACATTAGTGGTGTTTGGCGGACTATTTCCTCCACAAACTAAACCGTTTGTAGATGTTCCACCAGAAAATCCTTGTTGTCTACCATCGTTTAATGTCCCTGATATAGCAGTCCAATTAGTTCCATCAAACGATTCACCACTATTTGAAAAAGGATTTCCACCCACAGAAATAGCTGCTGTTTGAGTTCCAAAACCATAAGGGACCACTCTAGCTGTGTTACAACTATTTGTCGCCGTCCATGAAGTTCCATCGTACGATTGAGATGTTGTTGTCATATTAGCTGGAGCGGGGGCTGTAACGTTTGTTCCATTAAATACTAAACCAGCAGTTTGTGTTCCAGCACTTGCGCCTCCATGTCTAGCAGATGCTAAGTTATTTCCCTCAGTATAAGAGGTTCCATCATATTCTTCCGAACTATCTACGACAGCTGGGGTAGTTCTTCCTCCACACGCTAACCCTGCAGTTTGAGTTCCAATTCCATAAAGACCAAAACGAGCAGTATTTAAATTATTTCCTTCAGTCCAAGAAGTTCCATCATACTCTTCAGAATTATTATAATTAGCTGATGGAGCTGTTTCTTTTCTTCCACCAAAAACTAATCCTGCTGGAATTGATCCTGCACCAGCATGTTGATATCTAGCCGTGTTTAAATTACCACCAGCTGACCATGCAGCTGCTGTGATTACCGCTGCTGATTGATTTAATTCTTCTGTAGTAGAAGTAACTGAAGGGTTTGCTCCAGCAAAAACTACAGCTGAATTTTGAATACCTCCAGCTCCTCCAGAAGTTCTTCCAGCTCCTAATGTTGCAGTTTGAGTAGTCCAACTTGTACCATCATAATATTCTGTTGCAGTTGATTTTGCACCTGGTCCGTCTGTGCCACCGCATATCCAAGAGTTGGATTCTGTGGTTCCTCCAGATTGAGTATAAGCAGATCTTGCTGTATTAATATCACTCCCCTCTGAAAAAGAAGTTCCATTATATTCTTCTGAATTTGCCGATCTATTTGATCCATCGTAACCACCTGAAATAAGACCCGCAGTTTGAGCTCCACCTCCTGAGTGTGCTCTTCTAGCAGAATTTACTGCGTTAGTAGCTGTCCAAGAAGTTCCATTATATTCTTCAGCTGTAGGGGTATTCGCTGCTGGATTTGGTGGTCTTCCATATCCACTCGCCTGCACTGCAGCTGTTTGTGTTCCAAATACTGCATGAATACCTAGTGGTCCTTGAGCCAAACTACCTCCTGATGTCCAACTTGATCCATCATATTCGTTTGTAACATCTGTGTATGCAGGACCTGGTGTTTTATTTCCGCCACAAACTAGTCCTGCTGTTTCTGTTCCACATCCAACATTATGATATACGTATAAAGGATAAGATCCTGATGAAGTCCATCCTGTACCATTATACTCTTCAGTTTTATTTGTAAATTCTGGCCCAGGCGCTAATCCTGCACACGCTACTGCAGCTGTTTGAGTACCAAAACCTGCTAGACTTTCTCTAGCAGTAACTAATGGACTACTACTAGACCATGCTTGTGATGAAACAACAGATTTAAAAGTGTTGTCTGTTGAGTTAAACCAGATTTGTCCTTCAGCCGCATCGTCTGATGGGTTAGTTGTAACCGTTTTAACTGCTTTACCGTGTAATTCTCTATATGTTGCCATAATTAACTCGTACTAAATGTTTCTACATTAGCTGCTGTTGTTTCTCCAGTAAATTCTTCGTGTGCGTTAGTAGGCGCTGATCCCGTGTATCCTCCTGCTACCCATGAAGCAGACGCTGGTGAAGTGCTTTTTCCTGATCCAGAATATCTTCTTACAGAAGATACACCTGGTCTTGAGGACCAAGAAGTTCCATCATATCCTTGTGCCTGACTTGATGCGGTTGGTTGTGGAGTTGTTTGTCCAGTGCAAATAATTGAATCTGTTTGTGTTCCACCAGCTGCCCCTACCGCGTGAGCAAATATTAAATTAGGTGCTGCACTAAAACTAGAACCATCGTATGTAAAAGATGTATCTCTAAAAGATAAATAGCTGTTGTCACCTCCACTTAATAAAGCAGCAGTTTGTGTCCCAGAGTGACCTATAGCTGTACCAACAGAAGGTAGACTATTTGGATTAGCTGACCATGATGATCCATCATACTCCAAAACTATGTCAGTATACGCTCCTGATGCTGGTGGCTGTATATAACCACCAACTGATAAAGCAGCTGTTTGTGTTCCTGTTCCTGCTACGCCTCCAAGAGCATTTGATACTGGCATAGTTCCACCTGATGTCCAAGAAGAACCATCGTATTTAAAAGAAGCATTGCTTTCTAAATTTGGATGTGCTTGTCCACCAAAAAATATGGCAGCAGTTTGTGTTCCAGCCATTCCGCCACTTCTTTTGTTTCCAGGCAAATCAGTCTGTTCTGACCAAGAAGTTCCATTATATTCTTCTACATTAGCTAAATAACTAGGATCAGTATTATCTCCCCCTGCTACTAAAGAGGCTGTTTGAGTTCCACAGCCTGATAAACCGTTTCTAGATGTTCCTATGTTTGCACCACTAGCCCATGCTGCAGCTGTAATTACGTTTGTTGATGCAGTAAATTCTTCTGTTGATGCAGTTACTCCTGGAGTTACATAACCTCCTGCACCTATAGCAGCTGTTGATGGAGAAGATACTCCTCCTGCTGCTATTGATTGTCTACCAGTTGCCATTGCAGGTTTTGAGGTCCAAGTACTTCCATCATAAGCAAAAGTGGTTGTTGCTCCAGCGGATGTAGGTGATGGATATGGGCCTGTTTGACCTGAAAAAATTAAACCTGCAGTTTGTGTCCCTGAAGCCCCTGCTCTAAATGTAGCTGTAGGTAACGCTGTGCCTGCTGACCAAGAGGAACCATCATAATGATTCACAGCATCTCTAGAAATATTAGATGTTCCAGGTGCAGGGTCACTTAAACCTCCTGCTGCCCATCCAGCTGTTAGAGTTCCAGCTTGAGCTGTATTTTGAATTACAACAGGATAAGCTCCGCCACTTGTCCAATTAGTTCCATCATATTCTTCACAAGCTGATAAACTTCTAGGTGTTGATGGAAATTGATCTCCTCCAGTTATTAACGCTGCTGTTTGAAGACCAACCATTGTTGAACCTGTATTCATTCTTTTTTGAGACATTGTGTTTCCTGATGTCCAAGAGGATCCATCATATTCAGCTGAAGAAGTTTGTGCTCCTGGGCTTGGAATTTGTCCTCCCGCTCCAAGTCCTGCAGTTTGTGTTCCACAACCTGATAAATATTTTATTGATCCAATATAATTACCACCGTTTGACCAACCTGTTCCATTATATTCAAATGTTTTATTTGTAAGTGCTGGATATGGTGCACCTCCAAAATATATCATATCAGTTTGAGAACCAGCACCAGCCGCTCCATAATTTGCTTCAGGCAATGGACCACTAGATGCCCATGCTTCAGTAACAGCTAGTCCTCTAAGAGTTCCAGTTGTAGAATTATACCACATTTGTCCATCTGCAGAATCAGATGGATCAGTTGTAAGTTTTTTAATTTTCTTTCCGACTAATGCTCTATAAGTAGTCATTGGTCTCCTTAATTATTCTTCAAGAGCCAACCTTGCGTGCCATCTACATATACTAAAGTATTCGCTGCTCTTTCTGTTGATACTACTAAAGGATCAGTTGATCCTGCAATTTTTTCTGAACCGTTCTGATCAATTGTTAAGGCATTCGAATCAAATGTTCCTGCATAATCTATAAATGATATCTCATCACCAATGCTTCCTGCAGGTAAATCCATTTCTATTGCACCACTTGTAGTATCAATAAAATAACCTTCACCAGCTACTGCTGTAAAACCAGAAGTTTTTACTGATTGCCAAGAGGTTCCACCTGACACTTCAGCAAATGATAACTGTCCAACACCTGTTGCACCTGAACCAGTAACACTAGCTACTTTTAAAAATCTGTCTGCTGTTACGTTTCCAGTAGGAAATTTAAGTTCATACGACTGCCCTGCGCTGTGTGCAGGTCCAGTAAGCTTAATACCGTGGCTGTTGGCTTCACAGTTAAGCTGAATTGAACCTGGGTTTGTATCACCCATAACTTCAAGAAGACCTGTTCCTTTAGATCTTAAACGTAAATTAATATTTGAATCATCTCCAACTGAACCAATCTGTGCACCAGAACCAGTTGCAGCGTTTGTAATATCTATGTGGTTTACAGCAGAAGAAGTTGTTTCAAAAATTAATTGTTCTGCTCCATTTTCATCTCTGATACCATGAGCATCATCAAAATCTATCATGAAAGAATTAGTATCTAAGTTACCACCTAATTGTGGAGTAGTGTCATCAACTAAATCACTAGCTAATGATATAGTAGAAATATTTGGATTAGTACCATCGTCTGCTTTTGCATATGCAATTACAGTTTTACCGTTTGCAACTGTAGCTGAAGTTCCTGTACCAGTTGCATATTTAAATACAACGTTCTGTGATCCTGAAGTTGCATTTTTTAAAAAATAAAAATTTTGTACATCTAAAGGTATTGTAACATTTCGTGATCCTGTGAGAGATCCTGTAAATTCTATAACTCTATGTGAAAGGGTTGCACCAGTTGATCCATCAGATACTGAAAGAGTTGTATCTCCTGAGTCAGAGACGGCTTGGGTCGTATAACCACCAGATATTTGTTCGATGATTTGTAAATTTGTATTTGTTTTTGTTCCCCAAGTTCCTGCATTTTCACCAGTCGCTTGAAGTTCTACACCTAATGGTGTGTATGTTGATGCCATAATTTTCTCCTATGCAGCGTCACTATAACTTGTATTTGATCCAGTTGCAACATCCGAATAAGTGTCGTTCGAACCCGTTGAAACATTACTATATGACGTATTTGAACCAGTGTCAACATCGCCATATGCAAAAATATCTACAGCTCCTACACTAAATGTTGCTGATAGTCCATCAAAACCAACCTGCATATCAACAACAGATACAGAACCAATACTAGCGCTAAATGATAGACCAGTTAGTCCTAAAGTCATATCATTAGGATCTAAAGATCCAACACTAGCTGTTGCAGATAATCCAGTAGGTAATGCTACTGCACCACCTAATCCTACTATTGATCCTAACTGAGATTCAAACTGTTGACCTGATAATACCACTGCATTGTTTGGTGCAACCACTGTTCCCAAAGATGTGGACATTGAGAATCCTGTAACATCAACTTGGTTACTAGAAGATCCAGTTGCAGTTCCTTGACTTGAAGTTATTGATAAACCAGAAGGTAATACAGTATCGTTTGGTGCTATCGCAGTTCCTTGACTTGCGGTAAATTCTTGGCCAGTTAAACCTACAACTTGATCAGCAACTGCCACAGCCCCTAATGCAAAGGATGCAGAAACTCCAGACATTGCAACATTTGCATCTGCTTCAACTGCTAATGACCCTGCGCTAGCTGTTGCAGAAACACCCGATGGTTCTACAACTGCAGAACCAATACCTGATAAAGAACCTGCACTAGCTGAAAATTCTACACCATTAACATCAAAATTAGGACTTAAACCAATTGTGATTGCAAACTCACCCCAAGCACCTTGACCGTAAGTATTATTACCCCAGCCTTCTATACCCATGCTAGAGGATATTTCAAAACCTGTTAAAGAAACTGTTACGTCGTTAAGATCTCCCCAAGACTGTTCATTCCAAGTCTTAGCTCCCCAACCTGCTCCAAATTTTTGATTTTCGTTCCAATTAGCTTGGCCCCAGGTGAACCGGCCCCATCCTGAAGATACCGACATGGTCGGCCTCCTATGCTAATCTAATGATTGCTGCTGTAGCGTTTGCTGTAGGAAACTCTATTTTAAAAGTTCCGTTACTTGCTGTTTTGTCACCACCAAATGCAATTGCACATACGGCGTTAGTTGTGCCTGAACCACCGTCTGTTGTTGTGTTATATATTAATGCACCGTTAGCAGTGAAAGAAGCAGAAGAATAAGTTACATCTGCAAAATCAGTAAAAGCTGTTGTTGAAGACAATGAAACTCCTGAATTTGTAAGAGTTGCACCCCCTGCAGTGTATGCAGTTCCAGATGTGTTTGTAATTTCTTCTGATGTTGAATAACCTGTTGTAGAAGCCCCTAAGTTTGCATCACTATCAAATAGTGCTATTTTAAAAGTGTGACCACCTGAAGATTCAAAACTGTGTTTACCTTGTAAAAGTTCTTGTTTGAAACTTGAACATATTGCCGATGTTATTGCCATAATTTTCTCCTACGGGTTTACTGAGTTTACCGGTATTCGAACAGTGCCATCTGTGTAGTCATCTCTTCTTCGTCTACCGACTTGCTCGTTAGCAAACTTCTGTACTTCTTGTTTATATTTATTTTCATATAAAGTCAACATATCTATCGGACCTTTTAAAAACCCATATGCCTCTGATAGACAGCAATATAATAGCCCATTTGGAAAGTTCATACTAATATAATTAGTATTATCGCCCTCTAAAAGATCAGGGGCTTTATTAAAATGAACTCTAAATCTATAAGTTGTATTTGGTGTAGGGGCTACAAATATTCTGCCTGATGTAGTGTCAGATTCTCCTGTTCCTCCACCAAACATAGCATAATATTTAGGTTGACCCTGAGCAGCGGAGGTTCCAGTTACATCCTGATACTCTTGTAAATAAGTTACATCTTTTTTTTCTAGCCATCTATTAGCTCCCGTAATTTCAGACCCTGCTGTATCATAAACTTGTATGCCTCTAATAAATACTGCTCCTGCAGGGCAGTTTATAGATTCTTGTCCAGCAACAAAATTACCTAGTTGTTGTTTTCTATCTGCATCAATAGGCACATCTCTAAATATTCTGTATTGTGCATTTAAAATTATATTTTCTAAAACAGCATCTGTTAATACGTTAGAGTCTGTTTCAGTATAACTTTTAATTTGTGTCTTTAATCCTGATGCGCTTAATCCTGCCATTATTGTACTATCTCCAAACAACGAGGACAAGATTTTCTAAATCTTAAATGTCCTGTGCAATGTTTTAATTTTCCATCCTCTTCAATATATACTGGAGTCTCTGGTTCTGCTGGATCTTCGTATAATTGTAAATGTTCATCTTTTTCTGGACATGCACATTGTTTTATACCGAACAAACTACAAATAAAATTTTTTATTTTTTTAATCATGGTGTTATTGTAACTGGTCCTGCGGACACAGTTGGTCCTCCTCTTTCCTCTGTTATACTAGGAGTTGCACCTAGTGTAAATGTATATTTATCTGTTGTGGTTACCGTTATACTAAATCCTGATGAATTTTCATAGGTAGAAAAAGGCACTCCTCCTGGACTACCTTGAACATTTCTAAATCTTACTGTGTCCCCTGAAGTTCTCCCGTGGTTAGGTTCTGTCACTGTAACAGTTTGTGAACTTGCAGTTGTAGAAAAAGGATTATTACCTAACATAGCAGCAACTGCTGGCTCTATTCTTCCCGGTCTTACATGTCGTAAGGATATAGAATCACCATTCATAGGTTTTGGTTCTAGCTGTGGTTGCTTTGGTTCAAACTCTGATACGTGCACAAATGCACCGTTCCATTCTCTAACCATCTCTTTGTATGGAAACTCCATACCAGATCTGTCTGATATTGCTTTTGCGTATTTACCTGTTGCGTATTTTGCCATTATGATCCTGGGTAATATGCTTTAGGAGTGATGTGTGTGCTAGATGCAGAACCATCTTCTGCTAACGCTCTTGCAAACTCATCCTCGTAAACTAATTTTGTTTGTTGAACTAAATTTGGTTGATATTTCATAGACAGATAATATGCTAATCCTGACACCATACAAGGCACAAATCTAAATGGAACATCTGTTGCATTTGTATAATCACCTACATCTTGTATTCTTTTTATATAATAAAAATGCATATCTTTTGATGCATTAGAAGAATCAGGTGTTGGATAAATATGCACTCTAACTTTATCAATAAATCTTTCTACCCAATATTGATTAGGTGTGCCTTTAGATAACTTGTTAGAAAAACCTGCATAAGTAGATCTATCTACTTTTGTCATCGGTGAATCTGATTGCGTTGTTTGAGTTCTATTGGATCTTAACTGTGCTTCAAGAACATCGGACATTCCATATATTCCGTTTGGAGTAGATGTTGCACTTGTGCCATCATCACTAGATCTGAAGAAATCATACTCTGCTTGTCCTTCAATTAAATCTAAATTAAGTTCATCTATTTCCCAATAGTGAATACCTCTATTGCCCCATTCTTGAAACAATATATTTAGTGTTCTTCTAGCGTTTTTTAATTGGTAACCAGCAACATTTTGCTGACCTATTCTTTCAAAAGCCTCTTCTACTATTTCATCAATAGCAAAAGTTTTATCGAACGTCGCTGTTCCCGAAGTAGTATTAGCCATTTAAACTCCTACGATTCGTAAACTTTAATCCATTCACAAACAATTGTACCTGTATCTCCATTAGTGCAAGCCGGTAAAACGACGTTTACATCTCCAGTGAACCCACTAGCTTCAGTGTTTTTTAATCCACCAAAAGATGAATAATCATATTCCATTTCACCTGCTAAAGTTTGAAATACAACATCTGTTGTTGCATCCCATTGCATTCTAATTGCATCAGCTGGTGCTGTTACAGAAACATTAAAACTAACTTTGTTTAGTCTTACAGTTTTGCAAGTTTTACCATTGTTTGATGCTAATTCAGAAACGTCAACTATTTTAGTTGTGCTTCCAGCACTATCAGAAACTACGTTGTAGTGAGTGATAAGTTTCTTTGCTCCGTCAAATACAGTTGTGTTTAATACTGTGTCTGCCATGTTTTCCTCCTTTTAAAGAGCGCCTGCATTACCAGGCGCTCCGAGTTTATTTATTTATTAACTTACTGCTGCACTAAATGGTGTAGCTAAGTCTCCAGTTCCTCCAGATGTAACTTGAACGCCCCATCTGTTGGCACCGATTGCTTTGCAAGTTATGATTGTTCCAGCTAATCCACCTGTTGTACTACCGTTTAAAGTAATAGTGTCAGATGCTGCTGCAGTCATAAAACCTTCAGCGTTATCAGTTGTATCCGTGTCAACTATTAATGCGTTCCCAGTCATTGTATCACTAGCATTAGCAACTTGTAAAACGAAGTCACCAGTCTTAGTTGTTCCAATGTAGATCTCAAAAGAAGCACCTAAATTGTTTGCTGAGTTTGGATCGTTACCTGGTCCTGCAACACCTGAATCAGCTGTTGAATTAATCGCAGGTAAAGTCAAAGTAGCTGCACCAGCAACATTGTGGTACAACATTCTACCAGCATGTGAATCAACAGTTAAAGAAGTTGCACCGGCTGCAATTGATACAGAATTTCCAGTTCCAACACCTTG